AAATTGTCGGCTGAGAGCTACCTTTCTTGAGTGGCACCGTACCGTCTCCGTAGCTGTTTCAATGTTACTTCAGATCCATCGTCACGGACGAGTTTTGCCATTGCATCACGGGCACCATGCTTGCGTGCCAACATCCTGAAATATGGTGCTTTACTGCCTAGTACTTCTTGCTGTCGTGCTGTGCCTTGGTCTAGCAGCCACTGACCGTAGTTTGTGTCGGAATTTACCATGCCACCTTTGGCAGCACGTTTGCCAGGACGCGGTGGCTCAAAGCCTAAGCCTTCATAATCAATGACTGGAACTGTTGTTGAACGACATCCAAAATGCTGCGGTGGTGTTGGACCTTTGCCGTATTCAAACTCACGACCATCTAATGCACGGCAGATAGCTGATGTGCGGCTATCTAGCGTTGCGACGTATTTGTACTTTTTGGTGATGTCAGGATTGGCTTCATAGACCTGCTGTGATGCAGCATTGGCCACTTGATTAACGCTAGTGCGGACGATGCTAACAACTTGATGATTTGCCACTCTGGTCAGATCACCGCCAGCCTGTTGGATTTGTTTGACAGTTAGCAACTTGGCCGCCCGTGCTTGCCCCACTGACAACGGGCCTGCATCACCAAACTGCAACTTGCCTTTCAACCTGCGAGCGATGTCTGCTGTAGGCTCACCCGTCAACAAGCCTTGTCGTACAACTTGACTGAAGCGTTCAGCCTGTGACTCTGCCAAGCCACGGAATGCCTTCGTTACTACCTCACCGTTAGGTAGCGTGATTGTTGCACCTTGCCGCGCTGTCAGGCTGAATGTTGCAGGAGCGCCGGTTGCTGCCGCACCCTCGACAGCAGCAAACAAGTCATCGGACAATGCCACCACATTGATCTGTGTCGGATCAGTGGTAACGACTGATTGTGCAAACTGCGGACTAATCTCAACGCTGCGGACCATGCTTCTGCCGCCAGCGGGTAGCGCCTTGCGTAGCTGCTCCTCAACAAACTCAGACTGCAGCTCTGCTAAACCCTGCAGCTCTAGTGCTGTGATCTCGGTGCTATCGCCAGCCCATGTCGCAAGGCTTTCTTTAAGCTGCGCCAAAATCGAGCGCAACCTAGCAGCTTTCACTGGAGCACGTAACTCATCAACCGTCTGCAATTGATTAACAGAATCAATGATAATATCGTTGTACTGGTTTATGATACGCCGCGCCACGCTGTTGCTATACCTGTTGAGGTCAATCGCATTGCGGAAAATTGTTGATAGGTTTGGTGGTAACGTCATTGGGTTGCATAGATACCAAGACTTTTTGCATCGTATTGAGTTTGAATTGAAACATCGGCACCAGCTTTTAATGCCTCACCAATCACTTGCGTGAAACCTGGCATCATGTCTTCTTCTTCTTCTAGCACTACTTCCTCAACATGATCTGCTTTACCTTTGTGATACCAAGTGAGCCTAACCAATGCAAATACCTCAGGCGGCATTTCATGCTCGCAAACGTAAAGGATACGTTGCCGTTCTGGTTCATGTGGAGCAGTTGGCATGATCCAATTCAGTAGCGACCTCAGCGTAGAAACGATGCCCAAGCGGAAGCTACACATCATGTTTCAGGCTCTGGTGATGGCTGATCCATGCTGATCAGTCCTCCATTCTGCGTAGCCTCTAGTTCTTCTTCGATATCGAAGTCATCACCAAGGATTTCACCTTCAGCAAGTTGCGTTAGTAGCGTTTCCTGTGTAATGGTGCCTGCGGTGTAAAGCTGTAGCAGTGCTTGGATTTCCTGCGGTTCTAATCTTGTACCAAGGAAGTCACGGTTAATGTAGCTGCTACCGGCTTGAGCTTCACCTAAAAATTGTGCGTGGAATTGTAGGCAGTTATCGATAGCGTCTTGCATGTTTTGTGCAATTACCATCATGGTGCTATCGCCTTGACTGCGGTCGATACGCTTGGCTTCAGCGGTTTCGGCTGATAGCTTTTGACCTAAAACAGCAGACAAGCCTAGTTCATTGATCTGCGATGCTATCTGCTCCAAGCGTTTGAATTGTGCATCGTATGATTTACCATCAGGTTCGATGTATTCTGCACGACCTTCAGCAGGAAAGGCTAAGGCTTCACCAGGACCAGCGGATACTTCTTCAGCCGATGACGGGAAACCGAAGAATGCCAGCATTGGCACTGCACTGATATGCAGTTGATTATCCAAGTCAGATTGGACTTGGTATGCTTTTAGGTTTAGCTCTGCAATGTCTTCCAGCGGTGGTCTGGATTCCATTGTGTTGTAACGATTGGAGAAGGCTACAGCGAATGGGATTTCCTGCAGGTTTGTAGTGCCTTCATCAATGATGCGGAAGTCGCCTTTTTTATCACGACGATGAATCTGATATTCACCGGGTTTTAGGACACGGATTTGCTCTACTTGCTCTTCACCGTATTCGCTGTCGTCTGATGGGATGATGACAGACTCAAGCAAACGAAGTTGGCTAAGCCTTGTGGCACCGTCTTTGATTTCAGTGCGGAAGCCAAGGATTTCTCGTGGTGTATAGCTAACCCAGTACGGGCGACCACCATCTGACGGTGCATCGACAAGGACGCCGACGTGACCGTAACGGATCATTTTACGAGCGGTTTCGTAAGTCCAAGTGTTTAGGTCGTTGCCTTGTAGGTCAACGTCAAATAGCTGCTCGCGGATGGTATCGGTGACATCGTTTAGGCGTACAGGTTTACGGGTTAGCATCCCGGCCAGCATTCGTTCAAGGCGTTGATAGAACGGTGGACAGACAGATCGCGCTAGGCGGTTATCGTAGCTGTCGTCTAGCTCTCGCGGTTCTTGCGGTAAGTAACGTCGATGCTTACGACGCATCCCGTAGGTGCCTGAGATTAGGTCTTCAATAAGCACCCAATGTGGCTCTTGAGCGTACCAAGCGGTATTTGGGTCATTGACTTTGGTGACAGCACGCTGCGATTGCGGGCGATCGTAGAAGTTATAGCCTGAGTACATCAGCCGCCCTGAATTGTGATGTCCTTATTTTAGGACTTGATCCTTAATGATCTTAGCTTTGCCATCGGCGTCAATTTTGATGACCTGATGCTTGCGTGGTTCGCCGTGCTTTGGCTTAAGACGACGGCCAACGGCAGTGACTTCAGGCTTCATCTTCATCAGGCTCAAAAAGGCTTTCTAGCAGTTCTGCCTTGGTGATTTCAAGCCCACCAATAATCTCAGCGATGGTGAGGTCTTCTTGTGCAGCGATCAAGTCACCAAGATCAGCGAGAAATTTTTCCATTTGTATGGGGTGGTCGCGCTTACAGTCTAACGACTGCGGCGAGGCTTCCGGTTGGTCTTGACGTCACCACGCTGCCTTGCCGCTCTTTTGGCGCGTGCTGCCGTGAGCTTTTCACCTCTCTTGATTCGAGCCTTTAAGACATCAGGGTTTTGCGTTCGTGTCAGCCGTGAAGTTGTCTTATACGAAGCGCTGATTTTCCCGCTGTAAATATCCTGAGCACGCTTTGCAACAGATGCGGTGCGTGATTGTTTGGCGGTGCCAGGCCCGTCACCCTTGGCTGCATAGGCTCTCCTTTCGTTGCTGTAAGCCCTCTTGATGCGTGCAAGCTCCCTTGCTTTTTGCTTGCTGCGTGGAGCTTCTGCGCTTGCCTTAGGCGCTGAAGTGGACCGCCGACGCTGCATGTTTTTGACTTTGGCTGATGCGCTATTTGCCATCCGCCGTTCATTAACGTCTGCGCCTCTCAGGTCTGCATTCCTCATTCGAGCGTCATATCTGGCACGCTTGTAAGCATCTTTTGCCTTATTGGCTGGCGCCTTGCTGGTTCGTGCTGCTGCTGGCTTCGCCGCTGCTTTGCTTTGCGCTACTGATTGCGACCGCTTCAGGTCTTTACCGGCTTGCGCTCGCCCTGCATATTTTTGGCCTGCAGATCGCGGCTTAGCTTTTAATGTGCCTTTAGATGATGTTGCAGTTATTTTAGTTTTTTCGCCACCGCCTTCGCGTTTTTTGCCTGCGCTTTTCAGTCTTGCGCCACGTCCACCTGTTTGCCCTGAAAATCCTTTAGATGCAAACCTACCCTTTGCATCACGCACATAACGACGTCCAGATCCTCCTTTTCCGCGTGCCATGGCTGCAAAGGTTGCTCAATAGATTCTAACCCCGGTGCCGCGTCCTGCCCTTGCGTGCAGTGGATTGAACAGACGCCACACCATGTAACCGATCGCATCATTCATATGGTCATATCCAGCATCTTTGTCAGGATCGCCCTTTTCTGTATAGCTTTGCAGCTCAAGGCATTCAATCAGTTTCTTGCAGTTCTGCGTGATCTGTACCCTGACTTCACCTTTCCCATTCTCCAAAGCAGCTTGAACAGCAGCCACCCGATCACGAACGGGAGGATTTGCTTTCGGTGATTGATTGCTGAATCCATACGACGACAAGATTTCAATATCAGTCCGCGTGGCGTTCGTGCTTCGGTTTCCGCCTGATGCGTCAGGGTAGGCATAGAG